TCTTGGTGCAATATTAACTATTAATCGTTTAATTTCCCCCCTAAACACCCTATCTAGTGTTTTGCCAATTAAATAATGATGCCGATTAAGGATCATACGCTGTTTTTTTCGTTGATAAAAAAAGTATCTTGTGAACGCTAAACTATTATTTAGTAACGTTTCTCTTAATAACGCTTTTTCAATACTGGTCATTGAACTTCTTAAAAAACTTTTGTAAATCTTTGTCGCTTACGTTTAATTCGGGAGCTGGATTATTAACATTAATTGTATTTACTGTTTCTTTTGATCCACTAATTAACGTGGAAATCATCTTTAAAGCATCATTCGCCCCTTTTGAATCTACTTTATATTCACCTGTATGATGCCCTTTGTTGTCAATAATCGGCTGTTTAAGCATACATTTATGGTAAATATCAAGTAAATGCAACACTATGGCGTTTTCGTTGACAAAGATAGTTTTAATTTGTTCTTGTCGTAATACTAGGTATTCACCTACCAAATTATTATTAAGTATTTCCTCATTAATGTTGTTAATATATGTTTCTTGTGGGGATATGCTACCATAAGGTGAGCTACTATTTTTTAAATGTGTTTCACAAAATGTCAATTCCTCATCAGTTAAAAGTTTTTTAATTTCTAAAACTTTCTGCGTTAGTTTATTTGTTTGTGATTGTAATTTACTTTTTTTTGCCATATTTAAAATTCTCGATAAAACTGCATATTTTAGTTTGTGTGATTATTACCTCGTTTTGAGTGTCTTTAATCTCTTTTAAATCGTCCTTAATTGATAAGGGGGCTTCTTTCTCAATCATTCGTGAAACCTCTTTGCGTGTGGGGCGTTGTCTTAACTCATAAAAGTGACTAGGTGCACCACCTATTAATATTGATATCGTGCTGATAGCGATATAATGCCATAAATCATCCATTACCTAGTTACTCCCTTTATCTTTTCAATTGTTCTGAAAGCCCCTAAACCCAGTAACACATAAATAAGCTCTTTTGTTTCGTTGAATTGATTGTAAGGTAATTGTGGTAATGTTTCATTACATAATACCATTATATAATTAACTACATCTTTAATTATTAAATTGTAGGCTAAGTTAATACCACATACCCAACCGATTAATGGTCGCCATCCACTCATAAAGAAGTTTTTGTTTAAGGCTTCAATTTTTGTGATTTCTGCATTAATAACTTCCGATTTATCCTTTATCGCTTCAATTAATTGGTTTTTGTTTAACCGTTGATTTTTTTTTGAATAAACTACACCTAAAACAGAATTGATCAAGCTAGGTAATACCGATACTATACTAATACCCATAAGCCCACTCTGTATATCTATCCCGATCAATATCAAGATGTATATAATGATTACCTACACCTACCCCAATGAATCTGTCCGTTTCTTTTTTAAACTTATTATCAATTAAGAAATTATAATACTTAGCTGAATTAACGTAATTAAGAATAACCTCTTTTAGATCTTCACCTGTATAATATTCTGTATTACTTTTTTTGGACGCAATATCCACAGCTCTTAAATACGGTTTGTTATGCTGGGCTAAATGCCTAGATCTAAATGGAATACAGTCAATCAATGGTTTATCGCCTAACCCATTTTCTAGAGTGTTTATTTTATGTTCATCACTTAAACTTTTATAAATTAAATAATGCGTCATAAAATCTCTGCTAGAATCGGTTATAGTTACACTAGTATTAAGTTTATCTCTCAATGTTTGTAATATTGCTAATAAGCGTAAATCTGGCATCACGTAATTAAATTCTGATAACCAAAAATTTTTACTAATTTTTAAATTTTCTTTTTTCATCATCTTAATTTTAACACACTAAAATAAATTTTTGCTAATTATACAAAAATACATTATTATAATATATACGTCTTAATAGCTTATTTTTGGTTTAGTCCCCCTTTTCCAGAGATAGGCTTTTTAAGATAATTTATATATAAATTGCACTTCTTATCAATTTGCAAAAAGATGTAATTTCATCAGAAATTACAAGATTACATCGGCACGATTTTGTGCTTAGCTTTTTCATTTTGTAATTTCTGCCAATTTTCTGAAATTACAAAAAATGTGACGTAGCGTCTAAAATCCTTAATTAAACACTGTTTTGTAATTTTCAATTTTTTTTAGAAATTACATTTCTTTTCAATTTTGTGCTTAATTAACATCTTGTAATCTTGTAATCTTGTAATTTCACTTTCAAGCAAAAAATCAAAAATCAAAAAAAATATTCCTTAAATTACAAAAGCCAAATTACAAGATTACAAGGTTACAAAGGGCTATTTTTACATTTCCTTATACAAAAATAATATATAAATTACTTAGTTGATAATTAGCTAAAAAAGCGGGATTTTTTCTTTTATATTTCTCTTATAACTCTTAAAATCATATCATCATGATCTCTTTTAGCTTGATTTATACAATAATTCTTAAATTCATATAAAATAGACTTATTTTCAAACACTATAGTTTCAAATATTAAAGGTCTATCTGATATTCTTACGTAAGAGAAAGGATTTTCCCACTCACAAAAAGGTAAACATACAGTGGACACCACATATTCTTTTGCACCATAAAGTGTTGATACTGTGCTGTTATCTGAGGCTAAATTAAACTTATCGTATTTGATAGCATCTTTCACCCCATTATTTTTTTTAAGAAACTCACGATATTTGGTTTTATCGCATTTTATAACTGTGTCTGTTGCTTTGTCATACCAATAATAATCATCATTTAATTCATTCATAACTCAACTCCATATTCTGGCATTTCATCAAATAAACTATGTATTGTTTTAATTACATGGGAATAAATATCTTCATAAGAATAAGCGTAACCTCTTTCCATATCCCATGCATGATTAAAATCACAACCTACTTTTATTATTTTCTTTTCGCCTTCCTCTAATCCCCTAACTTTTGAATAAAATGTTATTCCAGAATAAAAGTAAATATTATTTAGCGTTGTATGGTTGTCGTAATTATACATTGTTCCATGATGTTTCCCTAATTTATAATGTTCTACAGGTAACCAAAATGAATCAGGATTATATTTTTTTGGTATTTTTTCGATATCAATGTAAATGTAATAAGTCCAATAATAATCGTCAACATTAAAATCAATTTTTAAATTTGGTCTGAAAATCTGATTAATCTCAAAAAAAACATCTTTATAAAAACCTGTGTATATTATTCTTTTATTTGTTTCACTCATAACTCAACCTTTTTGTACATTTTTTCTAAAAACTCTTCAATATTGCTACCATCAGTTAACATAACTGCTTCTAACATATCAGCATAATTTACTTTATCGAGTATCTTATTTTCAATTAAGAATTTAATTATTTTTTCAGATTCCATAAAATATTCCTCTTTATATAAAGTCATTAGAACTTACACCATTAATATAATAAGGATCTGTTAATTCTCTGCGTGATTGTTCTGAAAAATCATTATAAAGGTCAATTTGATTAACACTTTCAATTAAATCAAATAAGTTAATTTTTTGATCAATTATTAAAGAACTAATATAGTCATTAAAATCAAGATTAAGCTCAATTGTAACGTAATTGATATATAATTCCAGTTGCTCTTGATCAATTATATTTAATTCTTCAAAATACGTTGCCCAATCGCTAGGGGCATTATAATAAGGGTTTTTCCCTGTGTATTTGTATAAGATCATTGTTTACCTCTCTTTTCTCTTTGATATAGATATAGTTTACTACTATTTATTTAATTTTTAAATAGGTATTTTTAATCGGAAACCTCCTCATATGTTTTCTTGAAAATTCTAGGCTTACAAGGGTAAAACTCACCCTCAACTCCCTTTATTATGTAATCCCCTATACTTGCTATATGTTCACCCTCTAACGTTGGAACTGTAAGAGTGTTATCTTTGTTTTTTTTGAACCCACAAGTAACAAACTCTTTCAACTTCTCTAAATTATCGGAATCACCTGTATATTGAATAGCTTGAATAACCACAGGCTTTTTTTTATATTTTTTAATCGGTTTGCTTACTTCGGGAAAACCTTGATTTATGCTTTTTGTGAAATCTTCAGAAAATAAATTAATTTCAGTCGTAAGTTTACTTAAAATATTTTTTAATTCTTTTTTACTCAATTTTTTGTTTGGATCTGATAATTGAATTTCGCCACGATACCTTCCATTTTCTTTTGTGATTTTAACTTCTTTAAATTCATATTCTTTAAATTTCAAATTTATTTCATCTATATTCATTTTTTCCTCCTTATATCGATTAGTTTTGCATTGTTATAAGATCTTACTTCTGAATTATCATAAGCGCTTACTTTTGAATTTTCATAAGCGCTTACTTTTGAATGCCCAAAAGCCATTACTTTTGAATGCCCAAAAGCCATTGCTTCTGAATTTTCATAAGCGCTTACTTTTGAATGCCCAAAAGCCATTGCTTCTGAATTATCATAAGCTTTTGATTTTGAATTATCATAAGCATATACCTTTACATTATCATATGCGTATACATTTACATTATTCATAGCTATTACTTTTGCGTCACCAAAAACATAATAGATATTATCTCCAGTTAATAAATAGTAACCATATTCATCTTGTTTTATATCTGCTGGGTTGGTTTTTTCTTTATCTAAATAAATCATTATTAACTCCTTTTACTTATTAATTGACACAAGCAACCTTTCAATCAAAATCATTATATGATTATATTTTGCTTGAGTTACTTTTGGATCATTATTATATTTTTGCAATTCATTTTTAAGCAGTTTAAATATAATTTCATTTTTATATTGTTGTAGAGGACTCATACGTTCCACCGTATAATATAGCTAATAATTACTAACACGGTGCAAATATAAAAAGCTGTTTCCACATAATTAAATTTTTTATCCATTGTTTACCTCTCTTTTCTCTTTGATATGTTTATATTGTAACATATTAATTATTTTTTTTAAAATTTATTAGATTCAAACACGACTTTTTCGCTTGGATTATGAATGTTCTTGATCGCCAAGCCATTATTTCTAACAGCTTCAATCTGGACTTTTTCGGATGGATTATCAATATATTTGATTGCCAACACATTATTTTTAACAGCTTCTAACTGAACTTTTTCGGATGGATTATCAATATACCGTATTGAATCCCCATTCTTTTTAACAACTTTTAGCTGTTCTTCTTCATTTTCCATTACTTACCTCTCTTATCTCTTTGATATGTTTATATCATACTATTATTTTAAAAAAAAACAAGTATAATAAAACCTATATCAATTAAAAGAGGGAAGAGATGAAAGAGTGTAATATTACAAGTTTTTTAACTATTAAAAAAACTAAAATAAAATTAACCGTAAGGATTGAAAATAATGTAAGCTGTAAATCATACGTGTATGAAACTAAAAACACGATTAATACAATTGAGTTACTTAATTGGCAACAATTAAAAATCAAACAATCGCTTTTGAATCACCAATTTTAATCGCTAAATCAAGTAAGTTTTTGTTTAATTGACCGATATAATGCGATAATTTATCTTGGTATTTTCGCTCTTGATCTAACCTTTCGGCGATAATTTCAATCTTCTCGTCAAAAATCATATTGATAATGTCAATCAAGGAATTAATGTCTTGCACATCTTTTTCGAGGCTTTGAACTCGATTAATTAGTTTTTCCATTGAGATACTTTATTTTTTCATCGTTTCGTAAAATTACTTCTCGCTGTTCTTGCAACAACGAATTAATATTATCGATACTATACTTAACGTTTTTTAATTCTTTTACAACGCACGATATTTCATTTTTTAAATCTTTCTTAATTGGATCAACAAATTTATTAAAGTTATCTTGATTGATATACTCAGTTTTTAGTTTAATTTTGATATCATCTAAGTTTTTTGTTGTTTGCGTTTGAAATTTAAAAATCTTAACTGTAACGTAAAAAATAGAAGGTAAATTAAACATAAGTATAATCCCAAAGAATGAAAAAAGCCCTAACTCTCTAAGTGAATCTAAAATTAAACGTAATCCTACAGTTTCTACCATGCCTGTCATAATAGTTTAATTTTAACGTACTTTTTTAAAAATTAAAAATTATAACTTTTCAAAAGCAAAATCATACTGCTTAATTTCAAGTCGTACACCGATAGCTTGGTATGTATCGTAGACTAAATAACTTACATCATTATTATTTCCGATAATTTTTTCAGTAAAAGATCCCTCAAAAAAAACGCCTATTTTATTGTTTTTAAGTGGTAAATATATAAATTTGTATCCCATTCTATTAACTGCATGATTATAATTTAGTATTGATTTCCTGTTGCTTGTGAATCCAGTGGACGCCCCTAAAAAAAACGTAGCTCTATCAGTTAAATCGTAACGAATTTTAAAATATTGAATTTCGGCAAAGCCGTTTCCGTTTTCAATTTTGCCAAATTTAAGTTGTGGGGCAAAAATAAATGAACGTGAAAAACTTATACTGTCACCATGAATAATGGTTGATAGCAAACAAACACATAAAATTAATTTTTTCATTTAAAAAAACTCCCTTTAAAATAATTGTAATTGTGCTGTATGTATATTTATTCTTTCACACATCTTTATAAAATAATCTTCATCAATTTCACACCCAGTTAAATTAAAATTCATATCATGACAAGCAATCGCAATACTACCACTACCTAGATGAGTATCGAGGATCTTATCTCCCGCTTTTGCGTAATTATTTAAAATCCAAGAATAAAGTTTTACTGGTTTTTGTGTTGGATGAAACCTGTTTTTTTCTTGGCTTCTCACCTCATACGTTTTAGCAACCTTATCAAAAGAAGACCAAGCCATCTCCCATCTGCTCATTGAGGGCATCATTTGTTTTTTATCCCAACATATAATTCCCCTTGTGTTATATAGGTGGTCAATAAAATAATTCCCCCCCCATATTATTTGGTTTTTACTAACCCTAAATAGTTGTTTAAAGTATTCTGCACTTGGAATTTCCTCATCCCATTGTTTTAATCTATATTCTTCTTTGTATTTTCCCATTATACCCTTGCCACCTCCTTCAACCAATCTACTTCCAAGACCATAAGGGGGATCAACAATGGCAAGATCAAAATAATTATCTGGATACTTCTTCATTAACTCCATGCAATCCATGTTATATAAATTTAAATTATTTTTAACAAAATAATTCATTGATCCACCTCATAACTTATATATATTGCTAATGCAATAATTATTAAAATCAAAATAAATATAAATACATTCATATATTAATTATAACTCAAGGTTAAGGACTCAAGATAAAATTTATTTCCATACTTTTTTTTATTTTCTGAAAACATTTCAAAAAAATATAATCTATTTTTTTTGTTTGGTTTAAAAAACAAACACTTTTCAAACTTTTTTGGAGTCTCATTAATATATGGTAATACAACATATGTTTTATTTCTATGCAATTTTGGATCTTCAACTTCACCATAAAAACTAATACTTGTGTTGTATGATGGTATATAATTAGTGTAACTTAATTCCATGGTTACCCCTCCCCTGCAACTTTCTTAGCTAAACGCATATTGGTCGTGTAGACAACTAATCTAACTCGTGGGTTTTTCTTAACATAATCAACAACATATTTTTTATACTTGTGCGGGTATTTCAAGACTGAATCCGCCCACTCCTGCTTACTGAAATCAGTATTAACATGTAATTTTTTAGCGTGTTTACCAGTTCCAATAATAAAATCACTAGCTTTACTTACACCTTTGTAAGATACTAATTTGCTTGCCACCTTAACATCGTTTGCATAATATTTTTTCATTTTCTCTACCTCTCTTCTCTCTTTTGGTATATATATAATACCATAACTATTTTAATGTTCAATAGTTTTTTTTAAATTCTTTGATATTTCTAGGTAGCCGTTTAAATCATCTAAATTATCCTGTTTATGTTTCCTTACTTCTCTACACAATTTTAAAATCGCCATCATATCACTTACCTGTGATGGCAATATATGATAACCAAGATAGCCTGTCCACATCCTAGCAATCAAATCGAAAGTATCAACATAATTACCATAATCTTTTTCACGCTCATTTAATAATTGTTGTGTTTTTTTACTAAAAGTCACGTTTTCCCCCCCTACTAGCTAACCAATTAATAATACAATATTCTGCATCTTTTTTAGTTTCAAACCGATTATTTGATAATTTTTTATTGTGAATACAGGTGTTATACTTTTTTTTATCAAAAACTAGGTATGTGTTTGTTTCTTCACATTTTTTAATCTCAAAACGTTTCGTTAAAGTCACCATCTTAAACTCCTATTATGAATCATAATCAACAACGTAATAACAACTATTAATAATTGACGGATTAATTTCATCTATATTTTTGACAGTCTCAAAATCACTTTGAGTTAATTTAAATAAATTACTTAATGTTATTTCTTTGTTCATTATTTCTGTTATGTCATTAATATAATGATTGAAATTTTCTGAGTGTGGTTCTATTTTATAATGTTTATCTGGCTGTAATTCTCCGTACTGTTTTACCTTATCAATTCTAATGGCTTCATAGTCTTGAACATGTTCATCAATTTCTCTTTTTAATTTAGCTAACTTAAACAAAATCGTACTAGAAAATCCCACCAACTTGGTCAAAGCAATAAAATCGCTATACGTGTTATATAATACACTTAATTTAATTGTTTCTATTTTTGGCTCTATTGGCTCTATTGGCTCTGTCGTTGTTGTTTCTTCCATCTCTTTTTCTCCTTTATCGTGCAAAGGTAAACCGTTTCTTGTTGGTTAACCCTTCACACTTTTGACATTTATAATTAAAAACCACCCCATTAATTAATACAGTATAATTCATTAATTTTGGTTTTACATCTTTCCCACATTCACAGAATTTATCCATTTTTTAAACTCAAAAACGGTATAAAACACCCTGGACTTTTTTGTGGTGCTATTTTCTTTGGCGCAGGGGGCTTTTTCTGTGCCTGTGTTTTTTTTGCCCTTAATTTGGGGTTTGGTTGTGGATTTAACCCTATTCTTGCACGGATATGCATTAATTTAGTTTACTTTCTTTTTTAACGTCAATCCACGATTGACCCGCCAAATATGTAACAACGATACTCACTACACCAATAATTTTATCAAGTGAAATATCCATGTTTGCCCACTCTGTTAATAGAATAAACAAAACGCTAGAAATAGCTAATGTTAATTTTTTACTTAAACTTGTTGTAAAATTTGAAAAATCCATAATAAACTCCTTTTTTATATTAAATTAAATCCTTTTAACTTATTTGATAATATTATTAAATTCACCTCCTGCCAATAATTTCTATTTTTAAAAGAAACGTTAAACGCATAATTTTTTAAATTACCAAAAGGGATTTTTTCAACTTCAAACATAATTTTCGTATCAAAAATAAAATCATATTCCCCACATCGAACAACCAAAAAAACTGTATTAGATCTAAATCTGTTACGCATCCATTGACGTTGAGGTTCAGTCCAGTGTTTCAAATTAATAAACGTGTTATCTTTTTTAGGCATGGTGCAACATTTAAACTCAATAAACCCATGTATACCATCTATAGTATAGGTGTAGTCGGGAGTACCGTTACACATAGAATTCTCTATTTTTTCGTGTCCGTCAACATTAGAAATTTTGTTTAATATTAAACTGAAATCTTTGCTTAATTCACTTTCGGGTTTCATCGGTTTGCTCTTTTCTCTTTTTTGGTTTACTCCATATAATACAATTACATTTTACACATTTTTTTTTGTTTGTAACACAATATTTTTTTTTGTCAGATTTTTTCTGTAAATTTATTATCTTCATAATTATATTATACCGCACTTGTTAATCAATCTAAAACTATTATCACCATTGACAATATCAAGCCTATTTTTAGTCCTTGTTAATGCAACATAAAAAACTCGTATTTCTGTTTCTTTTTTCTGTTTAGAAAATCGACTAAATTTATTTCCTAAACTATTAATCACTATTACTCTTTCCGCTTCTTTCCCCTTTGCTCCATGAATCGTATTTAATTTAATTGTATAATTGAATTTCAAATCTTTATTTAATTTAAGTAAACTTTTTAAGTATTTCTTTTTTTTGTATTCAAAGTTAAATACCGTTTCCCAATCATGTAATAATGTTGTATTTATATCTAATTTTTTATATTTTGAATAAAAAAATTTGGTCATTACATTTGTTTGCTTTTCAGTTAAATCGTAACTTTTCAATTTCTCGTTTTTTAAACTCAAAAAAATCTTTAACGCTCTAAATTCTGGAATATCACAATACCCTATATGTTTTCCATCAATCTTATAGGGTAATCCTAATTTAATTAATTGGCTTTCAATTTGGGATCTAAAAAAATGGTTACGATATAATATCAATATATCATCATTATAATTGATATTTTTAACTGATAATACATTATTATAATAGTTAATCGTTCCCTGCTTATCCGTAGGCTTGAAATCTTTAAAAACTCGATTTTCTAGTTTCTGTATTAAGTTTTGACTTTTTTTGAACACATCTACAGGTAACCTATACGATTTATTTAACACAACTCGTTCACAATTAAACGCATGTTCAAACTCTTGCATACCGTTAAGCCTAGCCCCTGCCCACTCGAAAATTGATTGATCGTCATCTCCTGCAATAATAACAATAGGTATATTTAACGCCCAATCATACACTATTTTCCATTGTAATAATGATAAATCTTGAGCCTCATCCACAATTAAAACTTTTGTATTTAAATCATATTGATTATACGCATTATATAGCATATCCGCATAATCAATATAATTATTTTCTTTTTTAAATTCTTCGTATCTATCACAAAATTTAATAAATTGATTTAAATTCCCTTTTTTTTCCGATTCTGAATACAACTTTTTTAAATCCGTTACCATTTTATTTTTTGCTAGATTGTATAACGCAAGGTAAAAATCCCCTAACAACGTTTCCGAATTTTCAATATTTTTAAAGTTGAATTTATACTTATATTTTTTTGAAAACTCTTTTAATTTTTCATTGTCTATAACATATTCGGGTAAGAATTTACACATCTGAAAACAAAGAGAATGAATAGTGCCGATATGTTTAATTTTTATATTACTTTTATTAGATAAAACTTTGGCCGCTGTTTTGGTAAAACTGCATAAAATAAAATCTTTACTATTTAAATTATATTTTTCTGAATAATAATTGATTTTATCAATAAGATATGTGCTTTTCCCTGTTCCTGCACTGCCATATATAACTTTTCGCTCTGTCTTAATTTCCAAACTGTCACCCTTTTTTTAATTATACATAAAAACGGCTGGGTGGTTCTACCCTACGGAGGCTATCAATCTCCATACACACCCAGCACATTAAAAGTAAGTTAGAATTTTATTTTAACGTTTCCGCATTGTTTTGACGGAATTTTTCAATAAATTCGGGAGTTTCATTTATATATAAATTATCTGGATCAAACGCTTTCATCCCTGCAGGTAACTTGGTTACTGTATCAACATTAGCATAGGTTTTACCGTTACTTTCAGTATGCAAAACATTAAGCATACATGGCAACCCTACCAATATATTTAAGTCAAAACCACCCTTTAATTCTTCGGGTGTCAGTTTACCTCTCCATGCTTCAATTATTTTACTCAGTCTTGATAGTGAGTTAAAACTGTAAGTTGTTGTAAGGTTCACTGTTTTGTTTTTACCTTTATACTCCCCCTTTTCCATTTCTTCGTCAACTTCCCACATTAACATAACTTGGTGCTGTATTTTTTCCTCGCCCTTAAATACTCTTTTTCTTTTTCCCAATCGCCATACGCCAATACATACAGCAACATGATTATTTTCTGATGCTAAAAAATTATTACTTGTTGTTTCTTCTCGTTTTATTACTAAATTATCTAAATTATCTAATTCCATTTTATTTTTTCCTTTATTTAATTATTTGTTTATTTATTTCGTTTTACTATTTTTGTTACTTGGTATTCATGAAACCTAAATATGTTTTCGTTTATTTCACCTCCATTATTAATATAATCAGTCAACAAAGCTCTAAGACTATTATTATTAACTGTTTCTTTAATTAACAGGCCGTGACCATTATCACGCAACCAATTATAAGCGTCTTCTTGCCTATCCGATTCAATACTAACATAATACGCTTTCGAATTAACTATCTGCCCTACCCCATCAATACTAATGTTCTTAATCCCTTGTGCTTCCATAGCATTGGGAACGTGATGTTTTCTCAACAATTCATAAAATGAGGTTAAAAGTGTTAATGCCCCTTTTATATCGTCAATTTTTTGTTTTGTGTCATTTTGTAATTTTGCTAAATCAACTAGAGTTTTTGTTGCTAAATTATCAGAATTGTTAATATCAATATAGCTATCAACACCCTTTTTTAAGTTTTCTATAATATTGTTTAAATTATCCATCTTTTACCTCTCTTATCTCTTTTTGATATTTTTATATTATATAATTAAAAAAATTATTATTCAACATTTAATATAGTGCATTAATTCTGGATGATTTTCTTTTATAAATAATTTTACTGATTCATAAGGTTTTTTTATCCACATTATCCCAAAACGATTATTCTGAACGATCTCTAACTGAACGATCTCAATAGGGTTTTTAATGTACTTAGCTAAGTAACCAAGATAGCAAGCTTCTCTTTTTTTCCCAGCGTTTACTGCTTCAATTTGGATATTATCGCTAGGTTTTTTTATGTACTTTATACAAACTGGGTCTTGTCTTACCGCTTCAATCCTTGCTTTTTCTGTTGGATTTTTAATAAATTTTATCAATTCGCCCTTTTTTCTTACCGCAATTATTTGCAAATCTTCGCAAGGATTAATTATATACCGTATAGCGTAAGGGGTTTTATTGACTGCATCAAATTTAACTTTATGGCTTGGATTCTTAATATATTTCAATACCGCCCCGTCTTGATTTACAGCTGTAATCTGCTCTTCTTCGCTTGGGTTATCTATGTACTGTATTAAAAAACCGTATTTTTTTAATATTTCTTTCTTTTCTAAATTGCCATTTTTAAATAAATACTCACAAATATCATTTAACTGTTTAACCTGTTTTTTTAAACCTTTTTTTAAACACATATTTTACCTCTCTTATCTCTTTTAATTATATTATATAACTAAAAAATATTAATCGTCTAGAAAATTATCTAAGTTGCGTATATATTTTTTTAACTGTGCGTGTTCTATGTCTTTAGTGTTAGTTAATAAATGATAAAAATCAGATTGTGATATATTCATTTTTTTAGCTATTTTATTATCATCCCACCCTTTTTGCTTTAATTCGTTTATCGCATCTAATAACAAACTGTAGTTAGCTATATCGCTCTTGATTGTGTCTATTCCCATATTATTAATTATTACAAATTAATTGAATTATAAATCTTATCTTGGTTTGCCCATTTAAGAACGTTAATACTTCCATGTATTGCAAGTAACGCATGAACACATAACGCAATGATAACAGGATCGCCAGTAAACAATAAATGATCCGTTTCGGGATTAAATTTATTTGCCATTGTGTCAATATCTTTTTTAATTACAGTGTTGATTTTTGAGTTTGCTATACTAGAATATTCAAAACTAGTTACAAATGTAGGCTCACCATAATTTTTTGCTTGTGAATAATTTTTGTTATTTTCTTGTGTAATCCAAACTATTCCTTCTTTATTTTCCATCTCTTTTATCTCCTCTCTAATAATCATTATACCATATCATTAATATTATTCAATGATTGCTTAATATGCTCCGAAAAATCTTTTTTACTTTTTAAACAATCGTAAATTTTTTCATCCACAGTATTTTTATAAATTAAATCAAAATAGGTCACTGTTCTATTTTGCCCGATTCGGTGGCATCTGTCTTCCGATTGCTCCCTGAATAACAAGCGTTCACTGTTACTATAATATATAACATAACATACCGTATTAATCGTTAATCCTGTACCCCCACTGTTAGGTGTCGACACAAAATACCGTATATCTCTATTATCCATTTGTTTTTGGATTTCTTGTCGTTCTTCTTTTGTTTTATCCAAAAATGAAACCGCCCCAAATTTAAATTTATCCGTTTTATAATCACTTAAAAACCGTGTTACTTTTTCAACTTCATACCGATACTTACACCATATAATCACCTGCTCATTATCGGGTAATTCATCAATAATTGATTTTATTTCTTGTAATTTTTTGTTTTTTTGATCCGTTACAATATCGCTAATTTTTTTGATCGGCTCTCCCTTATCATCAACTTGGCCTGTGTCTGCATTAACAAAGCCCCCACTAACCTGCTGTAAACTCACATACAAACTTAACGCATTATTATATATCTGATTAATATCATCTAAGCCTTTAAGCTCAATGATTTTATCTTTTTTGATTTTGGTATAAAGTTTTGATTGCTCGTTTTCCATCTCTAAAAACCTTGTCATATATACCTTACTTGGTAACTCTTTTGAGGCTTCATCTTTTGTTACTTGGTAGGTGTAAGGACTAACTAATTTCATTAATTCCTCTACGTTTTTATACCCAACAATTTTTTTAAATTCTTTTGATTTCAGTTTAATTGTTTCAGTGATAGTGTACCGATTTTTAAAACTCCAAAAATCTTTAATGCCTAATATATTAGGATCAATAAATTGATAAATTCCAAAAAGGTCAAGTATTCCCTGACTAACAGGTGTTCCAGTCATCGCTATACGATACACGCAATTTCTTGTTGCATTAAATATATTTTTAAATCTGTTACTTGTAGGATTCTTAATATCGTGAGCTTCATCAACAACACACGCAACTTTATTTAATTTAGTAAATTCATTAAATTTATGAGTTAATCGCCCATCACTTAACTGTAACGATTCTACCCCACACACCAAAATTTTAAGTTTTGTTTTGTCTTTGCTTTGTATCATATTATCAATTTTTTTAAATGCCTTTTTATCTAAAATTTGAAATTCATAATCAAAAAAAGCGTGTTCTTGTAATTGTTTTTCCCACACATACCTAATTGAGCAAGGGCATATAATCACTAACGCATCAATTTTTTTTAAACAAAAATGTGCGTTCATTAAATCAATAATAATTTTACTCTTACCTGTTCCCATCGCCATAGCTAACATTGAATTGTTTAAATTGTATACATGATTCAATGCCCCTATTTGATACGATCTAGGCTCATATTTAAACTCAAAACATGTTGGAAAATCTTTATATTTTGGTAAAGCGTCATCAAAATTATTAATGTAATTTAAGCAATCTTGTGTCATCTTTAAATTATCATAAGTTTTCATTAACTCTTTTATGTGCATAACATTTAATTTTAATGATGATGCTTCCCACATTTTCGTTTTGGATACAAATTTTCTACATGGGAATTTTCTTACAAGATCAAGCTCATTAAAATTGGTTGATATAATGAATTTATTATTTAAATAATCAATTACCATTATTAACACCCTCAACATCAATTAGTTTATCTTCTTTTTTTATGCAATCAATTTTATTTTTATCTGTTAATGGTATCCGCCAGATATTTACTACTTGATTACCGTTTTCTGTTTTAACTCGTATTGTATGCGATTCTACGTTAAACTCTTTTAATGCTAAATAGATGTTTTCTCCTAAAACATTACCGAACTTTTTAGTAATCAAAAATTCTTTAAAATCTGGAAATCTAAAACAAAAATACCGTTTCTTTTGCATCGTGTGTTTATCATCAAAACTAATAATAATCTGTTCACCATCAAGGATAGCTGATCGATCTTCTAAATTTTCGCATACATTATCATCACAGTTTGAATTTTTTCTAAATTCTTCCAAATACCCACGCACTAATCCCGATTGACTTGCATCGTCTGGCAATTCTTCATACTCTATTTTCTTGGTTAATTCTTCCACAATATACATCCATTCATCCGCTTTTACCGTTTTAATTACAGTATCTAATTGCTCAAACACTTTAAGCCTAAAATACTTAAAATTAAGTAATTCATTACTGCTTAACGTAACAGATTTAAACCCCTCAATTGAATTAACTTTTACCTCTAATCGATACTTAACTGGTTCAGTAATGTATTTTATGAATTTCCCAAATTCTGGTAAATCACTTAACATTAACGTGCTTTTTTCTGCACTTGTAATCCCGTATTGCCTTTTTACACACAATTCTGCATTACAATACATTTTGCATGGGTTCTCTTGGCATTTATATTGATAACCCTTTTGCCTTTGTACTGACTTAATTACTGCGTTTACTTCCTCATAGGTTAATTTTGGTGTTATAGCAACATCATTAAAGTTATATACCATACTTTCCCACCCATCGGGGGATTTTTTTCTGGCATAAATACAAAAGTTATATAATGCGTTATTGCGTTGCCCTTGTCCGATTTTGTTTTTAAAAAATTCTTGGATACATGGTGGTGCTTGTGCGTGTTTATCATCCCCCACCAATTTAATTAAATCATCATTACTAACCCTAATTGAATTACAATAATTGATAAACGTATTAACATCATAAACAATCTTATTATTAATAATTGCGTATCGTTCAGTATACCCTTTTTCGCACCCAAAATAAGGTAAATTAATCCAATTTCCTATAATATGTTTATCGACACTATCTTGTTTTGGAAACACCTCAATTTCTATCTCACCATGCCCTTTTAAAACATCAATTAAATTGTTAAGTACGGATCGCAATAGTTTAGTTTTTAGTTTCTCTTTTCCAAAAATGTATACATGACCACCACCACTTTTAGATCTACATACAACCATAGGCAACTTTTCATCTGCTATTTTTTTAGCTAACTTAAATAAATTGATCCCATCTGATATTTCGTGATTGTCAAAATCTAATACTCCAAAATTACTAAACTCTTTATCAACTACAGGGATAATACCTAACCCCATAGCCCCACTAAAATGGTTATCATACTCTTTTTGTGTTGGTGCTGTCTTTTTGGTAAACGATTTATTGTTTTTCCAATCGTGTACCCCAAATGCGTTAGGGTTGCCCGAAAATAAATTTTTAAATTCTTCCATAGTTAATCATCTCTCCTCTCTTTTGATATATTATAGTATACATTATATCTAGCATTTTTTTAAATATTTTTTGTAATTTCTAAAAAAAAAATAATCATCACCCAAATTACAAAATCGCCTATTTTTAAGCATTTTTAAGCATTTTTATCGCTTCCTAGAAATTACAAGATTACAACTTTTGTGCTTAATTTCATTTTTTTGTAATTTCTGGTATTTATTAACAATTTTGTAAATTTAAGTACAAAAACAGGCTATTTTTAAGGCTTTGTAATCTTGTAATGCTGTAATTCCACTTTTTTTATTTTTTTTTAAATTTCAAAAAAAAATCCCTTAATTACAAAAATATGAAATTACAAGATTACAAGATTACATCCTGTTAATAACCTGTGTATATTTTTTTTATCTATGCTTAAAAACTGTGGATAACCTGTTAATAACGTGTAATTTCTGTAAAATTACAATTTTTGTATTTTTTCGTTATTAACTGGCTGTAATAACTGAAACCGCATAGTTTCCTACTGTCGAGGATACCATAGACGCTACTCTAACGTAAAGAGTTCCAGTCGCATTGATATTATATGTGGTGTTAGTTGTTGTCGCTACATCGGTATAGGTTTGGTTATCTGTACTTTTTTGGATCTTATAAAGACTTATATTATTAACAGGATTCCATTTAGCTACAACAACTCCAGAATTAGGTGTGTTGGTTAATAATAATCCCCCGATATTCTGCGGGAGTGGTAACGTGTTCGGTTCTTCTGTTGTTCTTATTGGTGGTGTTCCAGAATCAGCTGTGTAATTGGATGGGATGTAGGGCATACATTCAATGGAGTATGTTCTATTGCCTTTTGCTGTAATTTTAGTTACAACACATAATTGACTTATATTAGTAGCAATACCAATTTGAAAAATAGTCGAGATTTTATTTGTTTTGGATGAAATAACTGATGGACCACTAGGAATTGTTTTGAATTTGTACGGATCATTATTATATTGTTGTGCCTCATACGATACAGCTATATTCCCTGTAACATTTCCGAAAGGCGTTATAAATCTAACGTAATACGTTCCAGAATCGCTAAAATCAATAGGTTGATTAGATGTAATTATCGTTTCATTATTAATTGTTTCAACCTTAACCACTTGCCCACTTTGCCCCCAATCTGGTAAATCATGGCTCACGCTTATAACACTACCATATGACGGTATCTGACCTCGATCATCCGTATCAAACGTAATTAATTTATTGTTATTTTCTAGCACTGACTGCATATATTGAGCCTCTCGCCACGCTTGATAATATTGCGTAACTCCAAATAGTGTTACCTCTTTATAATTCCCTGCGTTTTCCTTTGTGTATATTTTTGCGGGTTCATAATTGTTTTCCTCATCAATATAATTTACTATATAGGCTTTGTAATCATTTTTTTTAAAAAATATATATTCCATATTAAAACTATTAGGTAGCATATTATCTGGCGTAAATATCATCTCGTATGCTGTTTGTGCTTGATCTCTAACGAACGTTAATTTATTCCCAATCATGACTGGCCTTGCTCGTCCAGCTCGGGCAACCTTAGTTAGAGCTTCCCATACGGTAATAGTTGAATCAAAAACACCATCAAAAGCATCATCATATAATGAGTAACTTGACCATGTATTATCCAATTCAACTAACGTTGATAAATCTAGAGTACTCTCATGTTTGGACGCTCCGTATGATGACAACCATATATCAGCTAACGCCCATGCAATAGATCTAGTCGCTGTTAAATTGCTCCATGATCCGTTACTATATTTTATTAATTTTCGTTCAGACAATACCCCGATCTTATTATCAAGTTGGTTAGGGTTGTTACTCGCTGTAACAATTTTTACTTTTAATAAATCTACATTCGGGAAATATTCTTGTTTTGGGTATACTATTTTAATTCTATCAATTGAAACGTCATCAGAATAATCCTCTAAATAATGATTACTATTAGCTACATATAACATAACTTGATATTGTGGATATATATTTATTTCGTAATCATCATATCTAAACAAATTTAATTTTACTGTTTTGTATACGGTGTTAGTTTGTGGCGTGTAAAGATAAAAATCATTTTTAAACACTAAATTATTATCTAATCTAGGATACCCACTTGATACGAAAGCAACTACGTCATGTAATTTTAGTGTACCTGTTTTTTGAGTAAAAAATCGTACAGAATTACTATTAACATAATCAATGTCACTTGTGGGTACAACCGTGCCATTATGAGTAAAATAATAATTATCACTAGATGATTTTGTAGGGAATTTTAAACCAGATATATCGTTATCAATTCCCCACCAATAATCTGACGTAGGTAAGCTAAATTGATAATTGTCTGACGTTGTAGTCACATCAACCTCATACACCCACTTATAATACCCTGATCCAGCAGGCTTCAAGTATCCCGATATATTTTTATGTATTTGGTACACTTGGTTATTTTGTTTCATGTAGAAACCGTTAAGGCTTCTTAAATCAAGCTCAATGTAAACATCCCCTGCATACGGTGTTTCAATTGTGAATACCTCCGTTGCTGTACCATTAACTAGATAAGGGTTTTTATTTAAATCTGAATCTGTCGAAGATAACAAAGAATAAAACGGGTTTTCATAATAATCACCTTCCCGATACAAAACTGCAAATATTGTTTCGTCATCACTTGTCCATGCGGAAGTATCCGCCAAAGTTAAACGTGAATCTGTCACAGCGGTAATTTCAAAAACCCCATTAAACGCTGTGTTTTCATCACTCCATATTCTCACAAAATCACCGATATTAAATTTATACGTTAAGTAATGGTCGGAGTGTGGAAATGTTATATGTTTATTTGTTTTATGAAAATTTATTGCTGTGTAAGATACCCTACTCCGTGCAGGGCTTTTGAATGGTACACTGTTGAACTCTTTAACTGTATACACCAAAGTTTCTGTGTTGGTCACTTGAGTGTTAGGCGTAAACTGTGTATAACTTACATTTTCATTCCCTAATATTTTAGTTTTACCTGAATACAACTGATGAATAACATGTTCCCCATGACCTAAACTCAATAAATATTCTGTAACAAGTTTTGAATCCTCAAAATATTGATACGGTGCTGTTGCTAGATCTGGAAACCATTTTAGTTTTCCATATTGTGAGGGTATCGGTTCACCAATTCGAGATAAATTTCTTTGTGCATTAAAATTATATGCACCCCCAACAGGTCTATTTAAATTCGTTTGTAAGTCTTCTGGTTCGGGAATAAATATAGATGCAATTAATTTAAACGTATTAAAAACGCCCACAATAGGAACAAAACTTTTAGCGATATCTTTTATTTCAATATCTTTAAAATTTCCTTGTGGAAATTCGTAAATATTAAGCGTATCACCATCATTTAAATTAAAATCTAAATCTTGTATTACATAATTTTTTTTATTAACTTTAAATGTTAATACTGGAATTTCTTTGTTTTTGTAATAATCAATAATAAACGTTTGAGCATTAATATTTTCATCGGTAACAATTTTTTGACATTCAAAAATATTAAAAGGGTTATTATGTATTTGGATTACTACACTCATAAAATTCAACTCGATTATATAATAATTTTATTTTACTCATTCTATTATACACCACCCCTACGCCATTCGTACAATGTAACACCCCACCATCAATATATATACCTACATGATGGGCTTTTGTTACCTTACCAAGTAATACAACACAATTATTTACAGGGTTTTCAATTTTTTTCCAAAACGGTTTAATTTTTTCTTTATTGATTGTTTCAATAACTTCTTTGCTGTTATCAATGGTTACATCATAATCAATTACATCTATATTTAATTCATTTTTATAATAATGTTTTAAAAATCCCCAACAATCAAACCCGTTTATATCTCTACCCCCAACAACAAAAGGAATCCCAATGTATCGGCAATAATCACGCATTTATAATTAAACTTAAAAAATCTCGTGTGTAATTTACATTCAAAAACCGTTTATTTTGTAACGATACCATTTCCGCTATTCCTGATATTGTCTGATTGTTAATTGTCACGCTAGTTAATTCTAATTCTAATGGGGTAGATTTTGGTTCGGTTGTATCGTCACTTAAATAAACACGATATGTAACGATTATAGGGTTATTGTTAGTATCTTCAACGGCTGTGCCTAATAAATTTACAAGTTCAAGATTAACCGCATCAATTGTAATCCCTAACGTTTGATTTCCATTATCATCTTTGGATGGTTCAGTAATTTCAAAAGCGTATTTTTTAAATGTTACATTCCCTGCATTATTTTCAAGCCCAGCTGTTAAATCTTGAAAATCATTAACTATATAATAAGGATTGGTAAATGTTGTATGCTTAATTTCTAACGTATCAAGTTTTACAGCACTACCGCTAGATGCGTAATACTCTTTTAAGTCATTACTAATTGTCATTTTATTTGTTTTTTAATGCGTCTAATTCTTTTTTTAATTCTTTTACCCCAGCTACTAAGAGAGGAATTATAGCATCATAAGTAAGAGCTAGGTATTCATCCCCATCAATCTCAAAATTAGTTTTTTCAACTGCTTCTGGAAGAACTTGTTGAACATCTTGAGCAATTAAAAAAGATCTTCTTATTCCTTCATCATCAGCCTTATATTTACCGATTACGGATCTTAATTTATTAACTTTATCTAAAGCATTGGTAATAGGCTCTATAATATCCTTTGCTCTCTCATCCGACAATGACGACCAACTTGTATTCCCTGCAAACAATTCTACTCCCCCAGTACTACCGCATCTCATTTGTAATCTTCCTGTAGATGTAATGTGACCAATTTTGAACCCATTACTAGAATTACCAACTGAATCAACCCCCTCTATTAACACACCACTTGCATTTGATTCCATATATATTACAGAAGACGAGTTGCCTTGACCAATTTGGAAATCGTACGAGCTGTTGACTGAGCTTGATCTGTTAATAAGTAATGATCCACCACCGTCAACATATACATTATCTTGAACATTTAATACGGTAACTGCTGTGGATGACGTTCCACTGGATTTAATTCGAGCTACCGTTCCAGGATTACCAGAATTCAAGCTAGAATCATCAACATCAAGCCTATGACTAGGTGATGATAATCCGATACCAACCCTATTATTAGTAGAATCTACTTTTAATGTGGATGTGTCAAAAGTAACATCACCACTTACATTTAAACTACTCAATGTTCCAACACTAGTAATATTAGGCTGTGATGCTGTCGATAATGTGCCCGATAATAACGTAGATGTAAGTGTGCCTGTGCTGGGATTATAATGGAAATCACCATCACTTTCTAAGCCTACACTTCCTGTAGCTGTTGCGTCTTCAATAAATGGTATTAAATTGTTTTCGTTTTCTGCTTCGTTGTCAACCACAGTGACATGTGTTGCGTTTGTAGCTGTTCCTGTGACATCCCCAGTAACATCACCAGTCAACGTTCCTGAGAATGTACCAGAAAACGTGCCACTGACATTTAAATTTTGAAAATCTGTTTGTAAAATTGCCCATTTACCACCAGCTAAATCTGTAGCAAATGTTCCGCTTGTGTGAGCAACTAAACACACATATAATATACTACTTTCTGATACAACATCTTTCACAGCGTAACTATACGCTGTCTGCCATGCCCCTAATGAATTATAGGCTTTTAACTCTGCTAAATATCCCGATACCGTCTTAACTGTTGAATTGTCTAAGGTTACAGTATCAGTTTCAGAGCCATTGACTATATCATCCCAACGCCCTAAATTTGTTGTTAATTTGTCAATCTGTGCTTGTGTTGGATTAGTCATTTAATTTCAGCTCCCTGCGTAACCGCTACTAGCATACGTCTGGTTAATCGCAACATCTAACTTATCAATATAAGTAGATGTCACATCAAAGCCTCTTACACCGCCAAGCGATGCTATAAGCCCTTCAATAACTTCATTATAATCTAAGCCTATCGCCATTTCAACCGCTTCTATAGTTGCCTCAACGCGATATAAATTACCTGTCATTATATATGCGGGGGTGCTAGTAAACCTGCACTCATGGGCTGTATTTGCTCCTACGCCAACAGCTATATCCATGTTAAAATAATTAAGCCCACAATCAAGTGTATCGTTATACCATGCCTGAAAATAACTTAAACTGCTTTGATCTAACAATAATTGAAAATTCAAATCAAGGGGAACAGACGTAAACCGTTTTCGGGCAACTCTATAACCACTGTCCATATCGGTGTAGATAATCCGTTGCCTTTCTTGGTGACGATTTCCATTCACTAAACATTTCGGTAAAATCTCTTTTGGGTAATCTATACTAGCCATATCTTAATAACTCCCATACGCCCTATTCACACCATAAGTATTACTTAACGCTTTATTGATTGTTCCAGTTCCAGCGTTGATTCCTTGTGCAATAGAATTTTCAACACTTTCAATAATAACTTTTAAATTCACGCCACCCATACCATCGCTTTGTTGTTCAACTTTTGCTGTTTGTCCTTCCAGATTATACACATTGACGTTTACTTTTGCACTTGATCCGCCACCAGATATATCACTGTTAGGTATTATTCTACCTGAACTATTACCCATCTGTAATATCTCTGCCCCATTTTCACCCACTAAATAACTTCCGTTAGGGTATATCGATCCCCCTACAGCTCTTGGTGTATAACTTTGATTCGCTATTGCACTAGCCTGAACTGCCATTGCACTACCCGCAATCCCCGCAAAAAGTGACCCAACTATAGGTGATCCTACCGCTGTACCGTAAGCATATGCATTAGCTATTGCTTCGGGTGTTTTGATTGCAATATTGGCTATAGCTAACGCCTTATTTAACTCGAAAAACTCTTTGGAGTGTTGACTTGCTAGTTGAATCTGCTGTGCAAAATTTTCACCGGCTTGTTGTAACCCTGCATTATCAATCTTGCCTTTTTCGTCAATATAGCTTTTCTCAAAAGCTTCTCTTGATTTATTGTACCATTCATCTATTTTAAGCATTGCATAGGCTTTTTTTTCTTTGTTTTTGATTTCTTCATCGTCTAACTTACTTAGGTCTTTTTTTCGCTTTTCTTCTGCCTCAATAATTTTCTTGTTTATATCTTTTTGCTTTTTATCTTCATCCTCATCCCCAACAAAAAACCCACCGAACTTTGCCATCATGTCAAATGCTTTAGTTATCCATCCGCTAGATTCTCTAGCACTGTTTAACTTTTGAAGAAACACATCAAAATTAGTATTAATACCAGAAATTTTTTCCCCAACATCAAACATCGCACCCCCTAATGTCTCGGTTAAGCCTATAGAAGAATTAACATCATCAATGAACTGCTCTGTACCTAACAATAATCTAGAAAAGCCTCTACTCAATGTCATAGGCATATCTTGAGCCTTTTTATTAATTTCATCGGTTTGACTAATTAAAGCATCAAACACATCTTTAGACGTTAGTTTCCCTTCTTTTTTAAGTTTAATTAATTCTTGTGTTGTTATTCCCATACCTCTAGCCATATGCTCAGCTATCGCTGGGATATTCTCTAAGACACTCTGAAATTCTTGCGCTTGGAACGTACCAGAGATTAACCCTTGAGAAAATTGCAACATAGCACTATTCATTTGTGCTATATCTGTACCACTCATCATACCCAATTGTGTCATTGCTTTTGTTAATTCAAGCATTTCAACCGTAGTTGCTCCTACAGTATCCTTGGCAAAAAGCATCTTTTGAAATCCCCCTGCTGTGGTATCTATGCTCGCCCCTGTTAACTCACTAATCTTTTGTAGTTCTGAAAAAACTATTTTACTTTTCTCTGTATCGCCTATCATTGCATTTATTCGGTTTTGAAGAAGTTGAAAATTATCTGCAGTTTTCAATGCACGTCTACCAGTCTCCGCTAGAGCTATTGCCATTATAGCTTTGCTTAACATTTTTGCTGAGCTTGTTACTGCATTAAACGATTTTTTAGTTTTTGACTCAAAGTTCTTAACGTCTTTATTAGCCTTGTTTAAACCTGTTGTATTAACACCAAGTCGATAGAATATACTCCCTAAATTCACAGTCATTTAAACTTATTCCTTGATTTTGCTTTTGCTTCCGCTTCTTTCATTGCACGATCTTGCATTTTTGCTTTTATATCAAAATAAGCGATCCATTCCATAATCTCATTATAAGGCATTTGTGTTTCTAATTCAAAAACAGTTTTACCCAACTTTTCAGCTAGGCTAAAAAGATTATACCTTTCCGTTAATTCATATGTGTTAGTTTCTGGATTGAATTGTTCTAGTTTTTTTTTGCTTCATCAAAAGTAATATCATGTAAAGCGGAAATCTCAGAAAATAAAATGTCAACATATCCACCCGATACACAATTTTTTAAAGTTTCTTTGTCTGTTTCATCGTATATTTTTTCGTTTGTATTCGGTACATAACAACTAAATATAATAGAATTAATTTGATATTCAATATAATCCACTTGATTAGTATCCTTATTTAACGATTTACTCGTCAACATGTTTCGATCTGCTACACTTAACTGCTTTATTTCAATTTCAATATCTTGGATTTTAACTATTCGCGATCCAAAATCTTGAGCTAGTCCTAACGTTGCTTTTCTTATTTCATCTCTTGTGATTTTTGCCATTGCTCTTTTTTCTCCTCTCTTAATTTTTTTTAGTTTCTACTAAATGTTTTCCCTTCCTCATCATCACCCGATAAATCAAACGTTAAAGTGTCTTCAATCAACGCATTAACATCAAGGCTCTGATCTTTACCACTCAAAATAAACCACCCTCTATATACCTTGGTTGATACAGGGGCAAACTCTACTACTATAGGGTTTCCGCTATTTAATATAGTAACAAAATCACCACTCAAATCATCAAAACGGCTCACTGTAATGTTAACGTCTTTTATCCCTGTTTCTTTAGTTTCAAATCCTACATTGCTTTGATCTGTCGAAGTAAAAAGCTGGTTGGTTCTGTTCATTGTTGCCTCATACCCCCCTGCAATTAATGCCGTGGGTAAATAATCCCCATCAACGGTAATACTTCCAGTTTTTGACGTTGAAAACGTAACTTTACCAAAAAGATAATCAATGCTTGATATATCGCTTGAGGATATTTCAACAGAATCCTCATAAAATGTAAATGTGCTTAACCTGTTCCACACTTGCTTAGAATCGGTATCAATTTGATAAGTATTTCCAGTGACTACAGTCATAGACTCCCCAGTGAATGACGTACTAGTTCCCGATTTTCTAAATTTAGCTTGGTATCCTGCTGTTCCAGTCATTTACGTTATGCGTCGTCTGCTGTTACAGCTCCGTTCCCCTGAAAACTAACACTAACCGATATCTTATCACTAACTGGGCTTGATATTGAAAAGTTTTCAACTAAAACAGGTACTTTATATCCGTTTCCTGCCACG